CCTTCGGCACCATTACTATTCGCACAAACTTATATTTTTAAGAGATTAAAAGACTAGCATTACATTAGCTAGTCTTTTTTTAATAATTAGTTATAATCAATTCTTTATATTTTCTTCTTCCACTATTCCCATTTGAAACTGAATATCCAACTTCAACATTTCTAAAATTAAAATCTTTATACCATCCTCTAGTTTTTTCATGATCATTAATAGTTAATAAAAATTTGCCTTTAATATTTTTTAACTTATCCCTTAATAATAAATGTTCTTTTTCTCCAAATTCAAAACCATATCCTGCAGTTTCAAAATAAGGAGGATCGCAAAAGAAAAAAGTATAATCCCTATCATATTTTTCTATAATCTTCTCAAAGGAAAGATTTTCTACATAAGTATTTCTAAGTCTTTCTTTTATATCTCCTAATACATTTTTATAAAAAATTTGTGGACATGGCCTAGTATTAGTTCCATAGCCATAATGATTTCCTTTTCCAGCAAAACTTTGAGATATTAAATATAAAAACCTTACTGCTCTATGAATTTCTGTTAAATAGTCTATAGTATAATTCTTGTATTCTTCAAATATATCTCTTCCAGAAAATTCATACTCTAACATCCTTTCAATTTCTGGTGCATGATATTTCATCATTCTAAATAGATTTATTAATTCTTTATCAATATCATTTATGACTTCAACTTTGCTTTTTTCCTTTCCAAAATAAACCCATCCAGCTCCAAAAAATAATTCAACATAACAAGTATGTTCAGGAATCATTTCTATAATTTGTTTTCTCAATCTTGATTTTCCGCCTAATCGTGTAATTGGTGGTTTTAACATAAGCATCATCTCCCACCATAATTATATCAGAACATACGTTCTGTGTAAATACAACAAAAAGGATAAACATACTAAAAAACATGAGCAATTATCTTAATAAGCCTATATTTAGCTTGTATCAAGCTTTAATATAATTAGAATGTAATTGTATTGTAGGGTTAAAATAAATCATATACAAGGAGAATAGAAGGTCGGTTTTGTGCAAGTTTAGCTAAAATAAGAAAAAGGCTCTAGATTGATTTCTAGAGCCTAAGATTTAATCTTTAATAAATCAGATTTTAAAAACAAAGTAGTGTTGCCAGCTTTTTTAATTGGAAGTAGTTTTTTCTCTTTAACTAATTGATTAATATACTGTCTAGAACAACTTAATAGTTTTACTGCTTCTGAAGTAGTCAAAACTTCACTAGAAATATAATCAATTAACTCTTTTTTAGTTTCAAAATTATATGACATAATTTAATTCCCCCTATATTTTTTCTGTGCAAGTATAAAGGTTATTATAGATATTCCTAAGTTTATAATTTTAAATATAAGATTAGTATTTACAAATGCCGATATTGTATTTAGGATAGAGCTAATTAATAATAATAATATAATTATATTCATTTGATTTAATGGGTAAGATATTATAAAATATATTTAAGGGAGAGGGGACTTCTCCCCTCTAATTGGAACTTATTTAATATCTAGCAACTTCTCAATCAATCCGATAAGGGCAATTATCAAGTTGATTATGGCTGTTGCTAGTATTAAATTAAGTTCCTTTTCTTTTTCTTTTTTCTTACCCACTCTCTCACCTCCTTTAATTATATTATATCAAACTACTTGACGTAGGTCAAGTATAATTTAAAACTATTTTGGTTCTTTCTTAAATAAAAAAAGACCTGGTAATTAAACCAGGTCATAAATTATATCACTATAGCTTCAAATCCATCTTTCTTTAATTGTGCAACTAGGTTGTCCGCATTTTCTCTCTTACTAAATGCACCAGTTTGAACTTTATAAAGCCCTCCATCTTGCACTATTATAGCATCATAACCTTTACATCTTAATTCATCAACTAACTTTTGGGCATTGTCTCTTACACCAAATGCCCCTACTTGAACTCTGTATAATCTGTTTTTATCTGAATCTTTATTTTTTATAACTTCTTCTATCTTAGCAAAAGTATTCTTCCCTGGTATTCCATCTGCTGTAAGTCCATTATCTCTTTGAAAAGCTATTACTGCATTTTTAGTACTATTACCAAAGACTCCATCAATACTTCCTACATTGTAGCCTAGTTTATTTAAATTGCTTTGTAATCCTCTTATTATAGAATCCATTTTATTTAGTGTATTAGGCCCTGCTATTCCATCAGCAGATAGTCCATAAGCTGCTTGAAATCTTCTTACTGCATCTGCTGTGCCTGCACCATAGATTCCATCTATAGATACCCCTTTGTATCCTAAACCGTTAAGGTTCATTTGTAAATATCTTACTTCTGTTCCTCTACTGCCTATTTTTAATATAGTAGATGTATCATTTCCTCCTGAAGTAGGTGGCGTAGTTTCTGTTCCTAAGTCTTTATATGTTACTCCAAAATATTTACAAACACCTTTGGCAATTGCCTTAGCACATTTCCATTGATAATTTTTATCAAGCATTAAATTAGCTTCTTCTAGATTATCCATGAATCCACATTCAGCTAAAGTGGATGGCATCCTGGTGTTTTTTAGCACTGCAAGATTTGGTCTTTCTTTAATCCCTCTATTTCTTAATCCAGTTTCTTTTATTAATTCATTTTGCATTAGACTAGCTAATTTCTTACCATTACTTGAGCTTGGATGATATAAAGTTTCTATTCCTCCATGACTTCCCCACACGCTTTGAAAAGCATTATAGTGTATAGATATAAATAAGTCTGCATTAGCATTATTAGCTCTGCTTGTCCTTGTATTTAAAGGTGTATCTTCTTCAGTATCACTTACGTATAGAACTCTAAATCCATTATATCTTAATACTTCGCCTAATTTCTTAGCAGTTGGATAATTAAATTCCCACTCTTTTATTACTCTACCATTTGACATTTTTGGTGTTCTCTTTCCTGGTGTATTGATACCATGTCCATTATCTACAGCTATAAGTTTATTCATTATAAATCCTCTCCTTTTAAGTTAGTTTAAATTAGCTTTTTCTTTTTCTGCATATGGATCGGCTACAATCTCATAAGCACCCATTGAGGTTAAACTCACTAATATAGCATTTATTACTGTTAAAACTATGCCTTCTATGCCTTGTCCACTTTTAGCAAAAATAAAAGTAAGAATTAATGCAATTATGAAAGCATATATTCTTACTACTTGATCACCAAAATTCTTCTTTATAATACTTTTTGTGAATTGGACTACTATACTTACTGCGGCTACTAATCCTGCAAAAGTTGCAAGAGTTTCGGCTGTCATAAATTCATTCATATAAAATCACCTCCTTTCACTTAGAAATAAAATAAGTGACTGCCGCTGTAGCAATCACTGTGATTATTGTCTTTATTAAATTCTCCCAGTTTTGAGCCGGTTTAGATTCTAACTTATCAATTTTATTATCTAGTCTATCTATTTTTACTTCTAGTTTTTCAAGTGTAGAAGTCATGTTTTTCATTTGCTCATTATTTGCTGTAAAATCTAGTTTTGTTTCTGTTACATCTTTCTGTAATCCTTCTACTACTCCTTCAACTTTAGTAAGCCTTGTTTCTACATTCTTTATATAAATGCAATCTTTACAGTCGTCATTCATTTTCTACCTCCAAGTTAAATGATAATAAATATAAAAAATAAGCCCTTTAAGGCTCTAAATAATCTTCTTTAGTTATTTTTTTATACTCTTCTTTAGTTATACAACCCCATCTAGCAGCTTCATAGACATCTTCTTTACTCAAGTAATTCATGTTGTAGAATAAATTATAAAAATCAAACATTAAGCATTACCTCCTAATTGTTGAACTTTAATATTTAATTCACTCACTGTTTTAGCTAAATTTTGTATAAGCATGTCTTTCTTTTTATTATCTATAGCTAAATCTGCAATTTGTTTTGACATGATTTGCTGAGGATTAGCATTTTTTTCTTTTTCCTGATCCATTTCCTCTTTAGTTTTCCACTTTATTTTAGCCATATTTAATTTACACCTCCTGCCAATTTGGAAACTTTTCTTCTTCTGTTGCATTTTCATCAATGAAATTTAATAGTTCAACATATAAAACACCTTCTAATCTTTTAGCACTGATAATAGGATTTATATCTAATATTGTTTCTACTTCATACATAATTCCATCAGGCATAGAAGAAAAGTCAAATGTATCACTCATATTATCTGTTGTTACTGTTATTTTTTCTTTTTCAAATTTATATTCTATCTTTCTATCTGATCTTTGAGGTGAAAGAAATATTTTCATTATTTCCACCTCCCTATTGCAAACGCACTTACCTTAGTTTCAGAGTTTTTAAAAGTATCTGCTTCTTTTGAATGTGCATAAATTTTAACTTGTTCATTAGACTCATAAAAGAGGATAATTGTATGTCTACCCCTAGCATTAACATTTGTAATCTTTGAAGTAGCTTGAATAAGTGGTATTTCAATAAAAGAAACAGGAAATATCCAGTATTTTGATAGTGTTTTTTCATGTTCATAGTTTAATTCAAAAGTAGGTATATATCCTATTGCTGTCCCATCTGAAAACTTAATATAACTCCCATTAGAGTTCTTTCCGCTTTCAACTATGTGGTATGGTCCATCTTTGTGTGACCAAAGTTCTAATTTGAGAGAATTTATCTCACTTTTATTATTAACAATAGTGTCTTTATTTCTCTCTATTTGGTCTTTTTCTGCTTTTGTGATGTGAATATCTTTGTTTCCAATATGAGCAGATATGGATCTGTTGTTGTTAGAAACATTACCTATTATATCTGTTATATCCTCATCAATCATTCGAATATCATTTTTAAGATAAATAAATTCTTTTGCACTAGCAGGTCGATAGTTCAAAGCTTCTATAATATGCTCTGCAGTTAAGTTTCCAATATCTCCAGGATTACCTTTCTGCCCTCTTAAATCTACATACTGATATTCACTATCACCTTTCAACCTTACACCTAATTTAGTACTATTCCAATGGAATTCTAAATCTTTACCGTTGAATTGCGAAGGATTGGCAATCCAGCTTTCAACTATTTTACGGTTCTGTTCTCTCTTCTTTTCATTAGCTATCCTAGTATTTTCATTTGCCTTTCTAGCATCTTCATTTTTCACCCTTTCACTTTCTGATGCAATCCTTTTACTTTCATTTGATTGCCTAGTATTTTCTACGGTTTTACGGCTTTCCTCACTTAACTTTCTGGCGTTTTCTGCTGATATTCTACTACTTTCTTGGGATTGTCTAATACTTTCATTTGATTGTCTTTGTACTTCATTAGACTTTCTTTCTTCCTCATTCTTTTGCCTTTGAGATTCAGCAGACTTTCTTTGGGATTCATTTTGTTCTCTTTTATTTTCTGTTTCAGCTCTTTTACCTTCTGCTACAACTCGCTTATTCTCTGCTTCTATTCTTGACTTCTCATTTTTAGCCGCTTCTACTAAGATAGCTAGCAAAGGTCTTTCATCTGATTTTTCTACAATATCATCTGTTGCTATTGTATCCTCTACTAATAAATCAAACTTCTTTGTAGATATAACTTGTTCTCCTTTTGTTAGCACGATTTCAGATTCTACTTTACCAGGTTGTAAAATAACACTTGGATAGACTATCTCATATTTCCCTTGTTTTATATTTGTTTCTTTTGCTCTAACCATATAAGTTTTTCCATCTGCCGGTTTTGCATAAAAGTCTAATTCTATACCCGTAGTATCTGTTACTACATCATTTTTTAGAATTTGTATCTCCAATCCCCTACTTTTATGGTCTCCCTCTTTTCCTACAATAGCTTCTATTATATCATCATTGATATTTAGCTTTAGTCTCTGCAATCCTAAGTCTTTTAAATCCAAATTATCACCTCCAGGATTATAAATATTTATTTAAGTCTACAGTTTCTTTTAACTTTATTTTTTCATTTACTACCTTAAATTGCTCTACATTATCAAGTACATAATCATCTCTATCTACAACAATGTAATCCCAAATCTTGCTAAAATCTTCTTCATCATCTCCATAAAACCCCATATCCGATATACCAGTCTGATAATTTTTTATTTCACCAGTTCGTTTAGAATAGAATAAAGTCATTTTATTATCCATCATATTATCACCTCCCTATGCTGTAACTATCATTATTCCTGCGACAGGACCATATCTTCTAGAGTTATTTTTACAATTATAGTTAGTCTTATATCCCATTACAGGGTACTCCCATTCTCCGTTGCGGAATCGTGGCTGAACTGGCCTATTATTAGAATCATGACCTTGTGTTAAAACTATCCTGTGGATAGTTGCTTCATTTGAAGAAGCTTGCATACTATCTGAAATAGACAATGCAACAGACCAATTTTTATTATTAAATTCAGGACCTAACGATATCCATTTATTTGTAGGAGCTTGGCCATCTGCTCCAGCTGAAAATTTAATAATTTTAGTCATATAATGATAGGAATGTTTAGTTCCTGCATCATATCTTTCAAAACCATCATAAGAAAACTTTGAATATGAATTATCTTTATGCATAGCTTTAATAAAATCATTTGTAAGTATTATAGCTCCTGACTCTCCTCCTACTCTAACAGTCCCTTTTTCCATGTCAAAATACACAGTTCCATCTAAACTTTGGAAAACTCCAGCCTTAATTAATCCTGCATTTAAAACTCCTGTCGTGATAAAGTCGCCGACTATATGTCCATCTTGAGTTATACCAATGTTAAAATCTCCATTTATACCATTGCTAGAATGACCTAATCCATTTATATTCCATCTCCAAATATTTTTAGCTTTTTCTAAATCAAGATTATCAGTAATTAATAATTCCATAGGTCTGCCTAAGTTATCTTTTTTAGTTATAATAACTCCACCATCTGGATCTTTAATTTGCTCAGTAATATCTTTAATCATTGAATTTATATAATCAAAACTTGGTTTAATATCTTTCTCTATTGAATCTGACACTTTTTCTGAAGTAGCTTGTAACATTGTGCGTGGCTTATCTCCAAAATTAACTTTTAAATATTTATTAGCTATAGGATCATAAGTATATGAAGTAACCATGACTCTTTTGTAAATGTCATAATCTTCATAATAAATCAAAGCTGTGTCATCAATTGTAAATTCATACTCCTTAACATCATCAGTTACATCTATACTAAAGCTTTCATCAGGCAAATCAATTCTTTGTAACCTGAATATATCTTCACCATATTTAATTAATTCTTCTTTATTAGTTACTTTTTCATCCTGTACTTCTCTAGCATCTCCATAAATTCCTGAATATTCATCAATTAGAGGACTATCCACTATTGCAGTAATAACTCCATTATTACCTTCATCATCTTCAAGTTCTCTAGTTAAGAATAACCTAGTAACTACGTCTTCGCTATCTTCATCAATTTCAAGATCATTAATATTTTTTCTTTTAGCAACTAAAAACTCTGTATCTCGCCCAAACCTTTTTTGAAGTTTTATGTCAAAGTTATCCATAACTAAAACTCCGCCCCATTGGCCAAGTATACTATGCTTGCCTTCGGCTAATACACTCATAGCATTTTGGTATCCTGGAGCATTAAACATATGGGATTCTGTTATATTACTTGAAAAAGTATAATTATGAGGTATCTGTAATGAATTATTGAATCTTTCTAATATAGTACTTCCTATTACATTTGAACTTTTAATATCTTTTGTAATGTTTTTATCCAATAAAAAAAAGATATGTTTAGCATACACTTCAACATACCCTTTCATTTTCTTGATTTTTGATAAATAAAATGCTTGCTTTTTCATATATGGTACATCTGCATAAAATATAGTTGATTTTTTAAAATCTTTATATTTATCATCTACTAATGGATATTTAAACTCTAAATCAAATTTACCATTTCTTTCATGAGTGATTTTAGCATCAAAAGCTTTCGGAAGTAATGTACCACCTTTAAATACCGTAGTACCTGGTGAAAAATATTCAATCATTATCTCCACCTCCATCCTATATAAAGTTCTAACTTATTTATGTTCCCATCAAAATTAATTATATTTTCTCCTGGATTAATTCTAAAAAAGTTACCTGATAACCTTCTTGAATTAGCTCTTAATCCATTTTTATCGAATATATCTATCTCTTTACAGTCAATAATTAAATACTCATCAACATCTAATTCCATTGTTTGATTATTGATATAAATCTTACCTTTACCACTTCCAAATACCTTAATTCGAGGAAATGTATATACATTTCCAGGATTAATTATTGTTTCTTTGTTTTCAATAATAATATCATTAGAATTTCGATATTTAAAGGGTTGCAAATCAATAGTAATTGTTATCTCTCTATTATCACCAACGATAATATCATCTTCAATTTTTGATATAAGACCGTATCTATATTTATTATTATCATCTGAATACATTACTTTAATTTCTTTTCCTACATAAAATTCATTCATAAATCTGTTGTATGAGTCTTTAGAATTAATTAATAGCCTACTAGTTCTTTCAAAACCTGCATAAGCATCTTCAGACACTTTAGTAAATCCATCTTGGCCATAAGCTTCTGATTTTTGATATTTTAAAGAACTAGGCTCTTTCTTGCCTAGTTCTAATACTCTTATATTGTCCTTTAGTGTACTAAATTTATCTAATATGATAAATACATCATTAGTTACATAGTCACAACTATTCATTATCCAAAAACCACCTCTCTGGAAATTTGCTCTGCTAAATCCTTGCCTATCTCTTCAGTATCCCTGGTATCATAAATGTTAGCATCTTTCATTTCAACTTTAATATATTGATTGCCGCCAATATTTTGAACATCACTATCAAACTGATTATTTACTCTGGCCGATTCTTTAGCATATTTCATTGAAATATCATGAGGTATTACTATTGAACCATTTGGTAAATAAGTTAATTCACCACGACCTCCTTCATTCATCCTAGCAAATCCACCTGGCCAATCATCAGTCCCCCTATAAAGTTGTGGAATTCGTGATATGTTAACCCCAGGTATCTTATTAATTATCCCAATTGCTGCGTTAATTCCTCCTGTAACACCATTTACAAATCCTTTAACCTGATTAACTAAATTACTTACAGCATTACCTATGCCGCTAAACACTCCATTGACAAAGCCTGTTAACCCTGTCCAGGCATTCCTAATTGCCGCAAATACTCCTGTTGTAACTGATGATACTCTGTTCATAATGCTTGATACTATGCTATATATCTTATTAAATACACTGCTTACTGTTGATGATAAAGTGCCTATAACAGAACTTATTCTATTTATGACTCCCGCTATAAATGTATTAATACTAATAAATACTCCAGTAATTATTGTATGGACCGTTGTAAATATACCAGTTACAGCTGCAATAATTGGTGTTATAACTGATATTACACTGGCCATAGTATTGGCTACAAATACAACAATAGGTATTATTATGGCCATTACCGAATTAATTATCATACCTACAAAAGCCACAATAGGCTGTATCGTTGATATAACTACTGATACAACATTAACTACAACCGTAATAATACTCATAATAATTGGAATCATAGCTTTAATTACTGCAATAATTACATTTAAAATTGCTACTACCCCCGGTGCTACAGTCTGCACAATATTCATTACGGTGCTTATTACTGTTGTTATCGTAGGTATTAATGCTGACATTAAAGTAGATATTAAAGGTGTTAGTTGAGTTCCTATATCAAAAATTATCCCTATGATTGAAGAAATTATTGGTACTAATTCATTAAATATACCAATTAATACAGGTAATACCATGCTTGCTATATTCATAATAGCTTGAGCTACAGTGACCGCTACATTAACAAGCATCATAAAACCATTAACAACAAAAGGTAAGGCTGATACTGCTAAATCCATGAATGAAGATTTTATTATCTCAAAAGTTGGACTCAAAAATGAACCTATCGAAGTGGCTAAATTTGTAACTACTGATATGACTTGACTAAATGCATCTTTTAAGTGTGGGATAATTCCACTAGCCATTTCAGCGATATACGCCCCTAAGTTTTTCATTTTTTCTAGGAAGCTATCCCCTGGTACTAATGCATTTATGAGTACATAAGCTAGTCCAACAAATGCGGAACTAATTAATCCTACAGGACTTAATAAAGCTCCACCAAGTTTAGCTCCCATGGATATTAATTTACCTACCCCATCTGTCATAATCCCTAATGCCCACATGGCAGGGCCTATCGCTATCGCAATGCCTGCTATAGCTACAATGGTTTGTAAGGTTGAATCGTCTAGTTTCCCTAATTCAATTATTAAACCAGTAATTTTGTCAACAAATTTACGCATGGGTCCTTCTGCTGTTTCGAAAAACCTTAGTTGTAGTTCTTCAACAGCACTATTTAAGTTTTTAAAGCTACCATCTAAGTTATCATCCATAGTCTTAGACATTTCTTCAGTAGCACCTTTTGAATTATAGAGCTCTTTTTCAAAATTCTTTAATTCACCAGAACCTTCATTAAGGAGTAAGTTAACACCCTTAAGTGATTCTTGCTGAAAGATACTTGATAAGGCTGCGTTTTTCTGTTCATCCGTCATCCCTTTTGTTGCTTTTTCCACATCAACCATAATATCTGACATAGACCTCATTTTTCCTTGAGCATCATAAATAGCTACTGAAGTGCCTCCAATTGCAACAGCACCATTTTTAGCGTTCTTCTGTAAATCACGATACATTGCATTTAAAGTTGTACCTGCTTTAGATCCTTTAATACCTTGATTCGCAAACATACCCAATACTGCCGAAGTCTGTTGAATATCATGCCCAGCAGCTGCAGCTGCTGGACCTGCATATCTTAAAGCATCTGCCAACTGCTCTACATCATAGTTAGCATTAGCTTGAGCATATGCAAAAACATCAGTAGCTATAGCTGCATCTTTTGCGTCTAAACTAAACATTGACATCATATCAGTTACAATATCTGAAGCTGTAGCAAGTTCTAATTGGCCCGCTGTAGCTAATCCCAAAACATGAGGTAGTCCATCCATCATCTGAGTAGTATCCCAGCCTGCTAAAGCCATATATCCTAATGCATCAGCTGCCTCACTTGCACTATATCTAGTTGTGGCTCCCATTTCTCTTGCAGACTTTTCTAGCTCGTTTAACTCGCTTCCAGTTGCACCTGATAAAGCTTGTACTTTACTCATTGATGCACCGAAAGCTCTACCAGTGTCAATACTTTTCTTAGCAAAAATAGTCAAGGGAGCAGTAGCTAACATTGTCTTAGTTCCAAATCCTTGCATCTTTTTGCCGCCATCAGATATTTTAGTTCCCATACCGTCAACTTTTCCATTGAAGTTTTTAATTTTATTTTGGGACCTTTCAAATGCATCTTCAAAACTCTTAGAATCTCCAGTGATTTTTGCACTTAGAATATAGTCAGCCATTATCTACCTCCTTTCTTTTTAGGTGTTGTCATACCATTAGCTCGATAGATTTTATCCACCCATGATTTGCCTTCTTTTTCTTCAGTTTTTATTACAGAATCCATACTAAACTCTGCAAAATCTTTATCTAATTTCTTTTGTTTTTTCTTCCATAACTCAATAAATTTCTTGTTTTTCTTTCTTAAAGCATTATTTACTGCATTAAGAGTTGCATTTCTAAAATGTGTTGTATCTGAGACTAGTTTTGTTTCCCAGGCTTTCATGATGAATAGTTTTTCTTTAGGAGTTAGAGCCAAATATTCATCTTTTGAATAGTTAAAATTGACTACAAAAAAAGCGAAGTCTATCTCATCTTGATAGTCCTTCGCTAATTCTTCATATTCTAAATCTCTCTCACCATTACCGCCTAGGTACTCAAATTCAACTAGTCTACTTGGAATAAAAAAGGGCAATCTTTTTCAATTGCTCCCATAACCATTTGATTAACTTTCATATATCCTTCTGTTTTTATTAATGATTCAGCAACATCCATTCCTTGTTGGGGGCTTACTCTATTTCCACTATCATTGAATAGAGCAAAACCAAAGTATATTTTTAACTCTTGAATTGATAAGAAGCCTTCAGTCTTTCTTACGCTCGCAACTAGAGATTCTTTTGTAACTGCCTCTATTTGCTCAATTGTCCTAATATTATATTTTAATTCATATGTTTTTCCATTTACTTCAATCATCTATTTCGCCTCCTAATTAATCTTCTACTCTACTATCATCACCAGGCATTTGATTAGCATCTTTATCTGATAAATCAACTAGTGCTCCATTGCCTTCAAGTGCAATACTATATGTCATTGCATCATCATAAGGTGCTTCTAAGGAATAATCAGATACATATGCTAATCCACCAAACATTCCCTCTTTTTCTCTAGCATTTATTACTTTTATACAAACAGGCTTGCTTTCTTCAAATGCCTTTCCCAGTAATTTATGTGTTTCATCACTAGGTACATAAAGCCCATCATTATCAATTGACCACTCTTTCATTCCCACAATTTTTGATTTCCAACCACCTTTTGTGTCTTTAGATGATACTTCTATTGAATCTGCAGATCTGTTTATTGTTAACCCTTGTTGTCCACTAACTGCTAATAATTTAGATCCATCAGCATTAAATACAGCTAGTAATATATCTTTACCAGCCAATGCCTTTGTTGCGGTAGAGTCAAAATCACAATATAAATTATCTTCAAAATTTGCCATTAATTACTACCTCCTATTTAATTTTAAATCCATAGCATATTTTAAATTCATATGCTAATATTGCATGTTTTTCATTTGTTTCATCTGTTTGAATTCGTTGAAGGCCCTGACTAGTTTGTTCTAATATCCAATATTCCTCACCTATGTCTATTCTTTCAGTCATTGCCTCCTCTAGTTCCTGGATAAGCTTATATATTCCAATTGAGCTACCTCCAGGCTCCGCTATGGCATGTACGAACACTGTAAATACATCAACATACATCGTCTTAGTATTTTCTGGCCTTAATCCCACAATTTCAGCATAATAAAAAGGGCTTGGTGCATCTTGTGAGATATCATCATAACACCTAAGTCCTGTTTTACTTTCAATTTTTTCTTGTATTGCTTTATAAAAATCTATGAAACTTAATTTTTTTAACATTTTATCTCCTCAATTCAGTCAGTAAATCATTTCTATAAATCTTTCTTTGAGCTTCAACATTATTTCTTAAATAATACTGCCCTTGCACATAGCCACCACCACGTGTTCTATGCCCATACTCTACATGTGGACCATAATCTTTTGTATAACCAAATTGGCCAGAAAAACTTTTACCAGGGTTTGCTTTAGTCGTTTTCCTTGATAATCTTAGTTCACCACTGTCAACTGGAGTTCCAGGTGGATGAGCTCCCCTGTTATGCATTTCAGCTAAACTCTTATTCGCTACATTTTTCCATGCAGTACTATTCTTTTGTAGTAATTTTCTTGATAACTCTTCAGTCCCTTTAAATTGCAATGTTAATTTCATATTCTAAATCCCTTTACTACAAATAATATCCATCTGCCCAGGTCTTTTTTGCTTAAAATATCATATTCATTATTATCTATAGATATTTTAACTATATCTTTTAAAGGCTCATTTAAAGGTTTTACAAGTATCTTTCTTGAACCAGATGTAATATCTCTACCATAAATATTTACATCATCAGCAGTCCATTCTGTTGTTCTACACTCTTTTACATGAATAGGTATATAACCAAATATTTTATTACCTAGTTCATCTTTATTGTCTGTAGGGATCTTCTTAATCAAATCTGCTTCAAAATACCTCATATAAACCTCACCACATTTTTAAAACTATCTTTTTCTTTATTGTATAGATAAGCTTGAATCTCTTTTTCATACTCTTCCAGGATATTGTCTACAAATTTAGTATTAATAGTATCTATTTTTTCAGTTTCAATACCTTCATGATATCTTCTTCTCCAAATCTTAATTACTGCGTCAACTAAAATACTTTCAAATTTATCAGGTAATTTATCAGTATTTAGTCTTAAGTTTAACCTATCTTCTACAAGCCTTATAGATTCCTTTAAGAAAGGCTCATCTGCCTGGTTATCTTCACCAGGTAAACGAGCTAACACTCTATCTAATATTTCCAATTAAATCACACCTTTAGTATTCAATTTTATCCTTCAATGGGTGGAGCTTCTGGTTCTTTAATGCCTACTACAACTACACCATCAAGCCTTTCAGCAAATAAAGTTGCTCCACTTAATGCTAAAGTTTCAACAGTAACGTTATTATTTACATTGTTGTGTGTAATGCCGATATATCCTGTTTCATCTGAAGTTAAATTAAATGTTTTCCCTAATTCAGAACCAGTAACAGGGATATAAGCAAATACCACGTTTTCTGGTGCAGTTGCATATATTTTCCCTTTAGGAACTGAAGTATTAGTGATAACAGTTACATCTGTAAATCCTTCTACAAATGTTAACCCGAATTCTTTTTGTATAGTTAGCTTAGCATCGCCATTATAATTAGCTACATCTAAAGGATTAACAAATGCTATAGTATTTACTGCATCATCTTCGAATAATGTTTGAACTTGACCCCATGCTTGAGCTAATGCTGCCTGAAGTCCTACTCCTTCAGCTCTGCCAGTTCCAGTAGCTAAGAAAGTAAATAAATCAGCTCTAATATCTTTTTGAATTTCTTTTAATAATAATTCATCAGTTTCGGCAACAGCTTGGTCAAAACCATGTCTTTGAATAGCCTCTCCGGATACCGCCTTTCTAAATTTCTTAAGTTCAATTTCATAAGTTTTATCAGGTTTAGTTTCAACCTTAGATAATGGTATTACTTCACCTTCTCCTACTTTATCTTTTTTAACATTTTTTACAGCTTTATAAGTTTTAATAACCATACCAGATGCCATTGGTATTTTTCTTGTAACACCTAAAGCTTCTAATAGTTTTGTAATGTTTTCTCCAAATCTATTAGCAAAATCAATAGATTGTACCTTGGCTAAATCTCCTGTTACAGTTAAATTTTCCTCTGCAAATAACTGCAGATTCATTTTTTGTAATGACTTATCCATAAATTAATCTCTCCTTTTCTTATTCATTAAATAAATGTATATTTTCTTTAATCTTCTGTTGTCTTAGGCCCCTATCTTTAATTTGCATAATCTCCTCTTTGGTAATACCTGATGTAGTCCCCCTTTTCTCATTAGGGTTCTTAATTTTTTCTAACACTGCCTTTTCTACTGCTTCCTCAAACATATTAGCAAAGCTTTCAACATTCTCTTTAGTCTTTTCTGCATCATCTGTTACTAAGGTACTTAATAACTCATCATCTATTGATACATTTCTTTCTTTGAGCATGTTTCTTGCAGTAGATGTCATTTCATTTAGTGTATTAGCTTTTCTTAATTCGTCTAGTTCCTTTTGTAATTGATCTCTTTCATATTCTGCTTTCTGTTGTGCATTCATATCAGCTAGTTTCTTAGCTTCATTTATTTCTTTTTCTTTCTTTTCCTGCCACTTTGCAAATTTTTCATTTATTATTCTGTCTAAATCCTCATCAGAGTATTTTTTATCATCTTCTTTTTTTTGATTTTCTTTGGTATCTAATTTCTTCTTATCTTCTTTTTCAGTATCTTTGTTTACTATTTCTTCTGTTTCTTCTTCCTCTGCAAATAACTGCAAGTTCATTTTTGGTAAACCTTTCTTCAAATCTTTAATCATTTTAATCTCTCCTTTTTCCCATTAAGTTTAATGTCTGTAATGCTTAGACAATCCATAAAGTTTAATGACATTAATGCTTGGTCATATTTGTTGCATAAAAAAATAAGCCTGTTTAATGTCTGTTGCTTAAAGACGGTTATTATATGTTCAACTCTTTTGTAAATATACTTGAGTTATCTTTTATAATTTGATATAAACCCTTTGCTAGCTGATCTACTATAGCTTCCTCATCATCTAAGGCAAAATCAATTTCTCTATCATAAACTATTCCATGAATAATCTCATGTATTAATGTTTGTACGTGCCCTTGGTTGTTTCTTAGTGTTTTATCTATGAGTATCTCAGTATTCTCAAAGTCAATAGCCCGTATGCTCTTTGATTATTCATAGTTATAAGTGGATTATCTACCATTTTTATTTCATACTCAATCCCACTAATATTAATTTTATCTGATATTTTCAATTAATCACCTCCCTAGCAATTACTCCTACAATAATGATTTTTTAATCTTTTATCAGTTAAAACACTTTTATTAGGTCTAATCTGTAACACAGGCTTATACTTTTGTTTCTCTTTATTATTCACTTTTGTAAAATTAAAAATCCTTTGAAATCCCTTAAAAGCTTCTTGCATGGTAATAGATGCAGCTTTAACAGCTTCAATTATATTATCAACTGCCTGGTTAATTTCGCAAATAATATATTTATCTATAACCATAATTATCCCAACCTTTCATTAAGCTTTAACATTTCTTTTCTTAGTTCTTCCCTCTTTTTACTAATCTTTTTATATCCTTTTTCAGAAGGCTTTTTATTGTACTCTAATTGAAGCCTATTAAGTTCTTTTTGTAACCTCCTGGTATTACTATTAGTTCTAGCTACTTCATATTTAGCCTTACACTTAGGACATTTAAAATAGCTTTGTTCGATTCCTTTTCCTAGTTTCTTTACTTTTACCTTAATGCTAAATTCTTTACCGCATTTATCACACTCTACTATTTTTACAGGCTGTATTCTTGCTTTCATTCCACACTCTCCTTTTTAATAAAATAAAAGCAACCCCATAATTAGAGTTGCTTAAATGTTTTTGTTTATTATTCAAGTACTTTATACCCACCTGTAGCTTTCCTTTTTGCTACCCGCTTGCCAAAGTTATCGTAAAAATTCACTATTGCAAATTTTTCACCTTTAGATCTATCTGTGTTGATTAATATTTGCTCTAAAGCGTCTCCTACCTGAGTAGCAAACCTTTCTTTTTCGTGTTCTGCTGAGTGGTACCATGCATCACTTACTATTACTTTAGCATGTTCTGAATCGGTAGGTTCTATGATATCAATAATGACACCATTACCTATTTCTATTAGCTCTGCTTTTAATTCTTCATAATTTTTATCACTTACTTCTTTAGCTGTAGCTTTGTCAGGATATGCAATACTTTCAGTTGTATAAATTATACTTTTACCTTCTTTACCACCTTTGTTCTCTTTTGCATATTTCCCTTTCAACTTTTCTCCATTTTCTCCATATACCTTTTTAACATTGTCAGGTTGTTTTACTTCATTATTATTAAATCTAAGCCAAATATTTCCTGCTAGATATCCGGGCTTAAACTTATCTTTAACATCAAATTTAACATTAGCTTTCCCATCTTTAACTGTTATATTTTCTGACACTGATTCTAAATCGCCTGATAAAATTGTTACCTCAAGTATTGAGCCATCTACAACATTAGTATCAATATCAATGCTAATTTCATTTTCATTTGTAACTATGGTTGGCTTTATGTATATATCTAAATTAACCTTTTCTTTGCTAGGCTTTGATGTTTCTTTTACGTTTTCAGACTCTACCTTAGTTTTAGATTCCTCTTTTGGTTTCTCCTCATCTGTATCTAACATTATTCCACCAGTAACCAATAATACCATGCCTATTAAAAGAGTTGCCCCATACTTTTTTACAGGCTTTTTTCTAATTAAATTAACTATTATCATTATCAGTCCTACAGCTCCAACTAATAACCCTAATAAAATCAATAATATGTCCATCTATCTGTCCTCCTTTATTCATCTTTTACCTATATCTTATCATAATTTTACAATAAAGGAAGACCGACACCATGGATGCATTGGGGGAAAATTAACTCCTGGCTCTTTGTCTTTAAATAAAAACTCTTGGCCATTAAGCCCTTCACATACTTCAGATGTCCTTTCATCCAGGATAGCATCATAAATATAAGTATCATATCCCATGTCTTCAAATGGCTTGGCCATAGCCTGATTTTGAATAAAAGTACCTTCGGTATATACCAATCTCTTTATGTTATTCTTGCTTTGTTTCAAAAATCTTTCCTCTAGCATTTTACTTAGTTTATTATAATCATCTCCTCTAATTATTCCGTTTTTAAAGTCTGTAGTAAGATAGTCTATCAGCTTCTCTTTATTACCCCATATCCTATCAGAAAAATTTTTATTATTTAACCATGCTCTATTTACTAAATCTTTAACCAAGGCATCATTAACTGATAAAAAATTGTCACCAAAGCCCATATCCTTTAACATCGCATTATAAGTAGATGTATAGCTTTTAGATAAATGTTTTAATATTACTTCTTCCTCTTTTACACCCAACTCAATTTGTTGTTTGGTAATTGAGTACCTTAAAGAGTCTAATCTATCTAGTTTATAAATACTTTCCCTAATAGGCTTTAAATGTTCAAATTCAGGATGAACGTCAAAGAATTGTTCCATGTCCTGGAGTAATATTTTTCTCTCTTTAGGATCTAACTCTACTAATAAATCTCTATATTCAATAACATTATCTGTGCCATATTTAGCGTAATAAGAAGCTATTTCTTTGTCTAATTTTGCAGCTTCTTTCTCATACTCTTTTATCATCTTTTTAAGAAGTTTTTCTTCATTTTTTTCTAAATTCTTAAAATATGCCTTCTGTCTCTTTCTCCAATACTTTGGATTAATTTTACTCATCTAAATCAACTCTATTCCTATCAAAGTCATACTCATTATCAATATCGTATTCGTCGTTGATTCTATCAACCTCATCTTTAGCATTATCGACAATAGATAACACTGATAAAGCTGTTTCTTTGCTTGTTACGCCTATTAGGTTTTTAGCTATTTGAGATTCTTCTAAGATATTAGCAGGATAATTTCTTGTAAATTGATATTTAATACCAGTCCATTCGTCACCTTTGATTGGAGTTATACTAGTATTGGCTATCATCTTATACCTTCTATTTAATCCGGATGCAAATTTTCTTTCTTTAGTTTTGGCTAAATTCTCCATGCTCTGCAATTTATATTTAAGAGCTATACCTGACTGCGTACCAAAAGTTTCATCATTGATATTCATAACCATTGATATTTGAAATATTAGTTTTTCTAATCTATTAATTAGGTTCTCTTGAGTTTCATCTGCGTTTGGCTTTTCTAAAAACTCAACTATTAACTTATCGATATCTCCACCAGCCATGTTTATAGTTCTAGAATCTCTTAGTTTTTTAATCGTTTTATCATCTAATTCAGCACCTAATATTTTTAAATATGCATCAGCAAAATAATCAACATCATTAGCTTTTTCAGATAAACCTTTATTATAAGCATTTATAAGAGTTTCCACGCCTTCAAATGCTCCTATCTTTTCTTCGTTCTCTACATATTCAATAATAGGTATATCTCCAAACAAATGAGGTTTCTCGTCATAAAAATATAATTTACCTTCATCGTTTTCTCTAAAGTAAATTATTTGATGTTTATCTGAAAAACTTCCCTCAAGTTTTTTATCAGCATTATTATAATACCTAACTCCAAACATAGGCTTTCCTACAATACTATTATCGTATACAACAAAAGCTTCTTGTGGTTCTATATAAGTTATGCCTAGCATTCCATCACCATCTATAAATACCATCTCATAAGCATGGCCATAAATGGAGCATAACTTGGAAAGTTCTGCATTATTATCATCCTGATCATTAAACTTATCTACAAAATCAAGATAATTATTTATTTCATCTGATTCATGGCTAACTTTTATTGGTATACCAATAAAAAAACCATTCAGTGTATCAACTATATATTTAGCATAGTTTACAACTAAACGGTTATCAGGCTTATATTCTTCCTTCTTTTTTTGGTGTAATATTGGATGATCTCCTTTATACATTTTCTTTAATCTATTGTATCTTTCATGACTTGATTTATGCTTATTTATTAATTCTAGTAATAATTCCTCAGTCATCTCTGTATCGGATTCTAGGATAAACACTATAATATCCCCCCTTTGTATGTTTTTATAATTATCTTAGATTTTCTACATTGCAATGAGTACCTTAAAGCATCCATTAAGTGATTATTCTTGTCTTCAGGATCATTTAAATATTTACCTGATATCTTATCTCTTTTATAAGCATAGCTGTAAAACTCTTCTTTAGTGTTTATACAGTTAGTATGACATATAATTTGATAATTCTTTAATTGCTCTATTCCTTGTTTTACACTTCCAGGACCTTTTTCACTTTTAGTTATTCTTCTTATACCATAATCATCTCTTAATTCATCAATTAATCTTCCTTCAGCATTATCAGCTACTATAATTGATTTTTGATATCCTTTTTTCTTAATCATTTTTGCAATTTCTTTTGTACGCATTCCAACTTCATAATGCTCATCTATAATATAAATCTTCTCATTTTCCTCATCTAATAGTGCAACAATTAAGGCTGTAGGGTCATGCTCATATCCAAAGTCTAAACCTATTAACAATTGCAATTGTTCTTTTAATTTCTCCTGGATGTCAAAAGGTTCAAATATAACATTTTCAAATACTAAACCTTCAGCAACTCCCCATTCTCCATCACACACTATTTTGGCTCTTCTAGGATTAATTTTATATAATTTTTCATATCTTCTAATTGTGTCTTTGTCCAAGAACTCATTTATTTTATATGTTGTTGTTAAAGTAAATATATCCTCATCTTTCACATCAAAGAATTCACTCTTTAGCCAATGATGTTCGCTCCATGGGTTAAATGTAAGTATTACTTGCCTATAAGCGTTAGGGTCATCAATAATACCTCTCATAGCTTCAACTACAGTATCTAGTTTATCTCTGTTTTCTAATTCATAAGCTTCCTCTACCCATAAATGAGTGATAGTTCCTTGTTCTAATTGTATTGAAGTCATTTTTAAAGGATCATCAAACCCTCTAAATAAAATCTTTTGCCCTGTTGGTAAATAAGTAGCTTCCATAGGACTTACTGTGAATGTCCATAAATGAGACACCCCTAATCTATGAGTGGCACTTTTTAACCCTACATATACACTATCCCTCAAAGTATTCTGGTATCTTCTTGCGGCTATTACATTCATCCAGGGGTAAGCCATCATTTTACTTATAATTTCTATTTGTGTTGTAACTGATTTTTTAGATCCTCTAGAGCCTTTAATGACTTTATAAAACTTCTTAGTATTCCAGGCTTTATTGTAACCCTGTCCTATTAGTTCTTGTAAGCTAATCTTTGTCATTTTCATCATCTTCTGGTATATCAAATATTATCTTTGGGACCTTTATATCTATATCTTGCTTATCAGTAAACAAACTATACCTTCTCCCTATGAGTTCGGCTGCTCTTATTCTGTCTTTTACTGATGTCCCTTTTGGTACCAATTCTTGCACTCCTTCACCTATTAAAATTGGAGTTTCTTCTGCTATTTCTCCTCTCATTATAGAAGTTAAGTATTTTAACACTTCATCAGCTTTTGCGATTTGTTTATCCTCTATTTCTTTCATTTTTTCATCAATATAAGATTTAATGTAAGGTTTTGTAAGGTTTTCGTTTCCTGTTTGTCTAGCCGTCTTTTTACTATACCCTGCCCTTATAGCTGCTTCTGTGGCATTTCCTAATTCAATATAATAATCACAAAATTTCTTTTGTTTTACTGTTAGTTTTACACCCATATCACCACCTACCTTAAATTTATGCATGAAAAAAGAGCCTTGTTAATAGGCTCTTCAATTATTTATTTGATGTTTCTTCTAATAGTTCTATTATTCTATCTAGTTTATTATTTGTTTCAGTAATATCTGATACATAAGTATATACACTATTCACTTCTGATTGAACGCTTGAGACTTCTTGTTTTATATCCTCCAACATAGCCATTAAAATATCTTTATCCATCTCTCTCTCCTCCCTTCTCCTTACTTACTTCTACAGAAAAAGAGGAAATCCTTCTTTATTCTACTGTCTTAACTATATTAATCTATTGCATGAAAAAAGAGCCTTTGTTTAAAGACTCTTAATCTATAAATAATTCTCTATAAATGTCTTCTAATACATTTACTACTATACTATTTCCGGCCATCTTGTACATCTGACTATCTGTTCTATCTTTGCCTTTATAAAATTCTTGTTCTAATGCTCTTTTTGCTTTCCAATAATCTTCATCACTAAATCCTGTTGCTCTCCAAAACTCCAATGGAGTTAAATGTCTTACTTTACATTCAACTATCTTGGTTGGATTCGTTGTTGTTAATGTTGGACTTACACCATCTTTTGAAAATACTCTATTATTCATTTTAAATCTATTTGGATTTTTAATATCTCCAACTTTTAGTAATCCATATTTGCTTATTTGTTTAGTGTTTAACCTTCCTTCATCTCCGCCTTTTCCTTTGCCAGACAAAGAAAAATCTTGACATGGACTACCATGAGTCAATAAGTCAAAATCTTTTAGTTGATCTGTATCTATTTTAGTAACATCTTGCAGGTTATAACTTTCACTTATATCATGAATCGCACTATAAGCATGACTTGCATATTTATCAATTTCACAATAATTAACTATTTTATAGTTAACACCTGCTTTTTTTAATGCTTTTTCAAAGGCTCCTATTCCACTAAATAAACTTAAAACTAACATACTTAACATCTCCTTTTATGATATTGGGTTAATATGCACACCGCCCATCACATCAAAAAAGAAGTAATAAAAAGTCCCACCCTTGAATTAGTGAGACTTTTAATATGAATTCTTATTAATTTTTTTACATTTTCACTTACTATCATATTAGCATATCTGTTTCGGATTAAACGGATTAATAGTAAAAAGATTTAAAATAAAAATAATTTCTAATAAATCTACCTATTCATCCATTATCATATTTACAAATCTTATTTGCCTAAATTCTCCAAATATTTATCATGTACCACTTTCCTCGGATAACTTTCATCATGTTTTCCGATTCTGTAAGCTATCTGTAACCAAGGTAAATTTTCAATATATCTATATTTAAATACTCTTCTAGTTAATGAGTCTGGTATATTACTTATAAACTGTTCTATTTGTATTTTTAATTCCTCACATTTATTTTTCCTCTTCACTAAAATATCTTTCTTTTTTAAAATTTTACAATTTCTTTCTTCTTCCTCTACAATGTTATATCCTTCAAGAGTAAAATTTCTTGGTTGATAAGGGAAATAAGGATTGGACCCTCTCACACTATCTATTTCATGTTTAGGTTCTGTATCTTCAAGTTTTTTTATCTCTCTTTTTAAATCCTTTATTTCCTCTAGTAAGCTATTGTATTGTTTTAAAAGTTCTTTCCCTGCCATATTTAAATAACCTCCTATTTAAGCCATAAATCATCCAAGTAATCTACTAATATTGATAATTTTATTTCATCTAAACTATCTATATATTCATCAGTTAATTCAGTTTCATAAAATTCTTTATGTGAAGTTTTGATAAAATCTCTTAAAGTTTCATCTTCATTTACTTTTTTATCTAATTGGCTTATATTAGTTCTTTCTGTAATTTCTTTTCCATCTTCAAATACCGTTACCTTAAATCCACATTTACACCATCTAACAAATTTGTATTCATCATTATAAATCCCACCTTGTCCATTTCCGATATACTTATTTCCGCATTTAGAACAAATACCATATTTATTATTTAATTTTATTATTTTATCTACATTCATTGGCTTACCTCCCTAACTCTAATATCTAGTACCGTTGTTTTTCCTAACATAGTAAACATTGATAAAGATTTCTGCAATGCTTCAGTAAATTCTAAATCACAATTTGAAATTGGTATATCCAGGATATTTAATAAAACATTTTCTTCTTCTTTTTCTTCAATGATAATTTTTTCTTTCTCCTGGTTCTCTCTAATTTCTTTAGATTCACATAATTTTAGTCTAGTTCCACCGGAAGCATAAGGAACTTCTTCAACTTGATATCCTTCTTTCAGCATTTCCTTTAAAATCATGCCTTTTAGTCTTGTCCTATAATATGATGATATATTTATGCCTTCCTCTTTAAGTACTTTCGCTAAATTCAACTCTTCACCAGGATTATTTATAAGCCAATTACACGCTATTTTAATCTCTTTATCAAAATTCATGAATACATCCTCCTTTATTTTTAATCTTTTACAAAATTCCTGTAGATCTATTTCTCCAGAATAATATTTTTCTAAAGTTGGCCCTACTAATTTAGTTAATCTTTTTAATATTCTGCTAACTTGTGGTTGAGATACTCCTAAAATATTTGCTAAATCATTCTGTTTGTATATCCCTGATTCTACTAATTTTACTACTTGAAACTCTAAAGGTCTCAAAGCTTTTTCCAATATCTCCATTTTTTCTTTATACTTTATATCTTCAACTACAGATTCCTCTACATCAAAGTCATCTGTTAACATATCTAACATTGTTGTATTAGAACCTTCATCTTTAGGATCTCGTATAGGTGTGTCCAAATTGACCACTCCCTTACTCCTTAACCATTCTTCTATGTCTTCCTTTTTTACTCCGGTTTCTTTACAAATTGTATCTATATCTTTATTTAAAGCTTTTCCTCTATTGTATTCTGTCCCTGCCTTTTGAAGTCTTCTAGGAAGTCTAATACTATTTTTCTTATCTCTTCTAAATCTTTGTATCTTCCCCCAAATAATACTGACTGCATAGGTACTGAATTTTACTCCATGACTTTCATCAAATCTTTGACACGCTTCAATTAAAGCTTCATTTCCTACCCCTATATATTCATCTATTAAGTCAGGGTTCTTAGATATATCCACTTTAAATTTTTTATAAACTACAAAAGGGACAAGATTTAAATTTTCTTCAACCATCTTATTTATCTCTTCATTCAATACCCTACCTCCTTGATTCTATATTGGCCGGTAACAAAATCTACTTTTAGAAAACACTCCTTGTATTCTTTATTTTCAAATAAGTAATATTCATTAATTTTCTTAACTAGAATACCTTCAAATTTATTAGTCCCATTTTTATTAGGTTTACTTGCAATGTAATTAATTTTATAATTTCTTCCTATCTTTAATTTCTCATCCAATTCTTTAATTTTTCTTTGTATCATTTTAACTCACTCTTATTTATGTCTAAAGCTTTCTTACATATATTGCTACATGGCTCTATACAATCTATACAACACTTATTACATCTTCTTATCTCTGCATATTTTTTATAGCTTAATGCTTGTCTACAATACTTGCTAACTCTTTCCTTACATTTCACTATTTTCAACCTCCTCGAATAATTCACTACACTTATTTATTACTTTTAATATTTCATTTTCATATTTTAACTGTTCTTCTAAACTTGCAGTTTGGCACCATTTCTCCATATTATTAAATCTAATTAAAGCATTATTATAATTCTTCTTTAATAATTCTAATTGCTTGTTCTGCACTTCTAGCTACCCCCACAATAGCATTATTCTTTTTCATCTGTTTCAAGAAGTTATCTTGATACTTACTTGTCTTACCTTTTTCATTCTTAACCTCTATAAAAAATGCTTTTCCATCTGATTTACGTACTCCAAACAAATCTGAAAATCCCTTTGGCAATCCTGTTGCAACTACTCGTCCATCACTAGTTACAAATGTTCCAACATTAGCTCTAAAAACTATCGCATAAGGTGAAAGAGCTAGTCTAATTTCGTTTTGTATATCTTTCTCTCTCATTCCTTCACCTTCTTTAAATTTAAAAATACTTCATCATATATAGTAATGCTGTAATTTTCATTTACAACTTCTAATTTATCTCCATTAAAATTGAATTTTATTTTACACTCTGGATCCACTTGCATTAAAATATTAATTAATTCTTGTGCTGTCATTTCTCTACCTCCCAAAATGATATTTACCGTTTATTTACATACTTACTATTTTTATTGGTTTACATAATATCTATATATTATATATACTATTGTATTTTACTTACTTGTGTATAGGTGTGTATAGATTGAATAGTTATATAGTAAAGTCCCTATGGAGAAATTAAATATATAAAAGTTATAGAAAATCGGTTAAAACAATACACACCTATACACATTTTTTTAATAACCATAGCTAATTTGATAAGATTTACTATCACCATCCAATTTTAATCCTTGATAGTATATGCCATCTCTATTTCTTACTTTTTCAAACTTCAACGTTATTTCCTTACCAAATCTAGTATTTGACATTTTATACTCGTTGTTTTCGTCAGCCCAATTTGTATAAGCTTTATATAATTCACTAGCTTTTACTTCTCCTATTCCTCGCACAGTACATTGTTCTAAAAATGCACTTATAACATCCATCTCACTTTTATATTCCTTTACTGCTTCCTGAACTGCATTAGGCATTTTTAATCCTTCTCTATGCCATTTCAAAGCTCCCTCCACTGCCCAATTTAAGATTCCAGTCAATTCTTTTTTAAGCTTATATTTTAAATTTTTGTCCACTTTATCGTCTGGAATCTGAACTGTAAAGGGAATTAAATGCATCCTTCTCCATATCCCCAAATCCCTACCACGAATAATAGGTTTATGGTTAGTTGACATCCATAGTTTAAATTCTGGCTCAAATTCAAACTCTCTCCCATACAAATGTCTAGCTGTTACTGTATCTCCACCAGTTAATTGCTTTAAAAGTCCTTCATTGATCCTTGCACCTTCATTTGGCTCTACAGTAGTAACAAATCTTGCTCCTTTAAGTCTTGCTATATCACTATTAGCCCCACTTTGCCTATTCTGTATCATAACTGTTTCTGGTTGTATGTTTGTAGCATAATCTCCCATAATAGCCGCTATAATATCCAAGAAAGTAGACTTACCATTCCTTCCATTTCCATAGCAGAAAAACACACATTGCTCTTTTGTGGATCCACTCATAGAATAGCCAACTGCTTTTTGAATGTAATGAATTAATTCTGTATCATTATCAAATATTTGATTTAAAAACTCTATCCACATAGGGCAATCAATGTTATCTGTATATTCTACATAAGACATTTTGCTTAAATATTGCTTATGGTTATGAGCATATAATTTTCCATTTTTAAGACTAACAACTCCATTCATACAATTAAAAATGTCTTTTCTTTTATCAAATTCTCCAGGTAAAATCGGCAATCTATGCTCAGATTCTTTTAACATATTAGTCTTACCTCTATTATTCCTAGTGTATTTTAGATGTTTAAAGAATTGTTTTTCTTCATCTTCATCTTTACAATAAGCAAGTTCTAATTTCATGTCCTGGATAACTTCTTCCGTTAATTTTTTTACATGTCCTACTAAATCAAACTCCCATTTCTTTCCGTTATAAAAATACCAACCTTTGTCTACATAACTATATCTAACTGTATCTTCAAACTTGTTTACAAACCTATCAGCATTTCCTGTGTCATCAAAAGGAAATTTTTTAACTTTATTGTCCAGTATAATAATCCCATAATCATCTATTCCATTTCCAGGAGTAAATACTTCTCTGCAATCCGCTATAGCTTTATTTAAAATTCCTTCTCCATAAGTTGTTTGACCTCTTTTACTATCCCATTTAGGTCTATACAATCCACTTTTTCTAAATATAGAATCCATTTTATTAAAATCTCTACTAGTCCAAAACGCCAACATATTAGCAAAAGCCAAATCCGCTTCAGATTGACTAGGATATAATCCTTCCCAAAATCCATTGTAGAGAGTGGAAAATGCTTGTCCTTGCTTTGATTTTAGAGCTATATCTATAATCTGACTTTCATCCAAATCTAAAGGTCTAGTCTCTCGTTTTGTATTTAAAGATTGATTTTGTATTCCTATATATTTGCTGTGTAGATATTTGACTGTTTCAGTACAATCAACTATTTCAATATATTCAGAAGCTATATTTCCTGTCATAGTAAAGAATCGACCATTTTCATAGAATTCAAATTGTCCTTTTCTTCTACCTCCTGGAGGAAGTTTTCCTTTGCATAAAATATGAATTCCTTTACCGGAAGGACTATATTCTGCATAACTTCCTAAAGAATGAATGAATTCTGATATTACATTGTTTTCATCACCATTTTCAAACTTTTCTATTTCATCATCCATATCATCTAAATCTATTCCAAATATTCCGTTTCCTAACATAAAACCTATTCCGCTAAAATTCTCGGATATTCTTACTGCTGTGTAAAAATCTGTCCATGTGCTAGGGTTATTTGATTGTGCATAACCGCCAGTCATAGGATTTATAGGTGTCTTAGTTATTTTTCCATTTCTTTCTTCAGCTTTCCAACAAACCCATTGATTTAATTTTTTTAATTCTTGAGGTATATTTTCATACAATTATTATCACATCCTTTGAGAGGGGAAATAAATCCCCTCTATTAAAATGGGCAGTCATCATCATCTACTGGATGAAATCCTGGAATATTTATTGCATTATCTTTATTTTTAAACTGATGGTTACAAGTCTCAAATTTACTTGGCTCCCAACCCTTAACTCTAGCATTAGTTTTTCCATTATATTCTTCATGCTTTACTGTTACTCTTGCAGTTTTACCTCTAAAGTCATTTAATAATTCTTCTAAACTGTTATATCTCTTACCATTTTCAATTCTCAAAGCTTTAGCCACTGTATTTAACATACCAGCATGGTATTGATTAGTTTCTTTTGACTGCCAAATACTAGCAAATATATATTTATTTTGGTACTTTTGATCTACATCATTTCTAACTACTAAATGTAAATTAATAAACATTGTTCCACTCTTAGCGGCATCCTCAAAAGCCTTGGCAACTATAACCTCATACTCTCCTTCTTCTATTAATCCAAAATCTACTGCTTCATCATGATTTACTTGAAAATTAAACATTTAAAATGCCTCCTTAAAATATATTTGTAAAAATAAATAATGTAATTTTTTAGACATATTTTTTATCTTATTTAATAAACTATCTTCAATTCTAAAATCATTTAAAACCTTCATTGTTAATTCATTGCCAAATATAAATTGTACTTCTCCATTTATAAAATCAGTATCATCTCCTATGTCCATTTTCATTTGATTTTTCTGTTCAAAATTTGGTGTAACTCTTGCTATTATTGGAAATCTTGAACTTTCAAATGTAAACTCAAGCTCATTTTCTTCACATAAATCATTAATCTTATCAAATGTCTTGTTATACTCATCATTTAACATTGTTTAATCCTCCTTTTATTTAATAAATCCCATCATTTTACCCTGATAGTAAGCCCATCCTGGTTTATATCCTTTATTTTTTGCCAAACTATATAATTCCCCCATATTTTTACAATCCTTTGGCTCTCTATAATCTGTAGTAAAGCCATCAAATGATCCTATTTCTACTAACTCACTTTCTACCTGTTCAACCTCTTTTTCTTCTTGTCCAAATTTATAACCACATTCGGGGCAAATTTCTGTACTTCTTTCAACTGTGTAAAAACACTCCGGACATTGTTTAACTGGATTTTCTTCCTCAACCTTGGTATTATTAGAGCCTTTTTTAGGATCTAACTTCCACTCTCTTTCCATATCTGGAGTTCCAAACCTTCCTACATTTCCTACATGGTCGATAATTATAGCTGTCTTACCTGGTTTATATCTCATAGGTCTCATACTTTGCTGTATAAATAACCCTAATGATTGTGTAGGTCTTAATAAAATTGCTGTATTACAATCTGGAACATCAAATCCCTCTGAAATTAAATCAACATTGCATATTATTAAAATCTTTCCTTGCCTAAAATATTCTATTACCGCTTCTCTTTCAGGCTTAGGTGTCTCCCCATCTATATGTCTTGCTTTAATTCCTACTTTATTAAATTGTTCTGCCATTTCCTTAGACTGTTTTATGCTGCTACAGTAACATATGGCTTGTTCACCAGGACTTAACTTTTTATAATGACTTATCACATCTCCCCAGATTGCTCTACTTTGAAATAAATCTTCTACATCCTTAGCTACATACTCTCCTCTTCTAATTTTCAATTTTGAAGTATCAATAACTTCAGGAGCATAATATTTGAAAGGTGCCAAGTTCCCCCATTCAATCAATTCTGTAACTGTAGGACCTTCTATTAATATGTCATTAACTTCTCCTAACCCTCCGCCATTAAGCCTTACAGGTGTAGCAGTAAAACCTACTAATCTAGCATTAGGAAAATAATCATAAACTTTTTTATAGCTTTTGGCCAAAGAATGATGGTTTTCATCTGTGATAATTAATTTAGGTGGAATAGTCTTCTCTAATCTTCTAACTATGGTTTGAACCATGCCAACCTCTATATAGTTCATATCAACGCCCCACCATTTTAAGGTATCAATCGTTTGGTCTTTAAGCTCTTTTCTATGGACCAGAAACAATACTCTATTCTTTTTCTCTGCTGCTTTCCTGGCCATTTCACCCATGATAACTGTTTTTCCACTCCCACATGGGCTTACTATACAGGGGCTTTTGTATCCCTGTAAGTAAGCTTGTCTAGTTTTATTTAGTAGATCCTTTTGATACGGTCTTAGTTCCTTCAACTCCATCACCTGCCGGAATTAATTCTGACTGTAGACATCCTTTTCTATCATCTAATTGATTTTTAGCAAAAATACTATTTGTAGGAGCTAACACAAATCCTCTTTTACCTTCATCATTAAAAGTTAACTTTCCAACTACATCACATAATCCAGCTATATTATTTAATATTTTTAAATTTAATTGAGGATATGACCTATTAAATTGCTGGCCATCTGATGTAGTATAGAGATCTGTCATTTCCCAAGCAGTCATAATAATATTTGATTGTAAATTCTTCATATATCTTAATGAATTCACCAGCCTAAACTGCATATGTTGATAATTACCAATGCTTGGCACTCCATGATTTTTTCCTTTACTTCCTAAATCAGATAATAAACATCTTTCAAGTTCTGATATATTGTCTATAACAATGTTGTCAAACTTTCCAACATAGTTTTCTGTCAAATCTAAAACAACTTCTTCCCAATGCTTCCAAGTTTCCATATTATTTATTTTTGCTATACTTATATTTGGCTCACCTTTTAGTACCTTTGTGGTCCTATCAACATCTAAAACTAAAGTCTTTCCAGGAAAGAATTTAATTGAAGTAGTTTTCCCTATCCCTGGAGGACTGTATATTAAATAAGTCCCTTTTTCTTCTTTAATATCTGTAGCTTTAGTAATTTGTAATGCCATAATTATCCCTCCTTAAATTCCAATACTGGATCTCTTTCTATTACTTCAATTCCTTCAACTATTTCTCCATCCTCAGTAACTACTTGTCCATTTTTAATACTAGTAATTGCCTTTAATTCATTCCACCTAGGAGATTCTTTTATTTCTACATAATCTAGGCCACTAGACTTAATCCAATTTAACAATTTGTTATTATCTCTCTTAAATTGAGGACTAGGATATTTCTTTACAATCTCCCCAGAAGGCAATCTGTATTTTTCTTGAGTCTTAGTTTTCTTCTTAAATTTTTCATCTATAGATTCAAAATATTCTGCTAAATAAGAGTTACGTCTTTCTATAGCTAGATTTTCTTCCTCCTCTACTTTTCTTAACTTTCTCTCTAAAACTTCTATTTTGCTTTTCAAGGATTCTTTATATCTATTACTTTCAATTAAATCCTTATTAACTTTTTCAATTAACCATTCAGCATCATCATCATTTTTAATTCTCCAAGCTTCTTGCATTTTCATCCTCCTCTATAGCCTCTCCACATAATTCATAGAATTGTTCCTCAAGTAGTTTTAAATCTTTTTTAGCATTTTCTCCAGCTATAATCTGACTATCTAACTCTCTCATTTTTTCAAGTAAATAATACATATGTTTTCTAGTTTCATTCATTTAAATTCCCTCCTAAAATGTGATACAATACTATTAGTAATATTTTTTCTTAGAACCTATTTAGCTTGGCGGCGATAGGTTCTTTTTCTGTAGACAGGGTTAAATGCTTACCGTCATTCACCGCAACTGCTATGTGTAGCCTTTCATTAAAATATTCTGCTGATTCTACAGTCAAATCTTTAGCACTATTTTTGTAAGTTATCTCTGCCATTTTTCAATACCTCCTAATCTGCTATATACCATTTACCATTTAACATACTTCTTATTTTTTCGTTTGGTAATAAACTTAATGCTTCACACAAATCATATAGTTTCAAATAGGAATCTGCCCATGTTTCATGTTTCATTAATTTTCCACTATTTACTGCCTCTATAAATGTCATAGGTTCTTTTACTTCTTCCCATTCGTTGTTAAGTTGCATAGAGTTAATAATAAAACTGTCGCCACTTCCTAACCAAGTTATTTCATCACTTTCCATGCCCACTTCTATTACATCACCTACAACTCCCTTTCTTTTAAACTTCTTTTCTGGATTTTCTGTTAATTCCTTAATCATTTCCCATGTTTTCATTTTTATATAATCCCTCCAATTTTATATTTTGCTTCAATACTCATCTTTGTAAACTTGTCCAAAGTTTTTAACCTTTTCATTGCTTTTTTCTTACTAGCTTCTAATTGTTTCTTAGTTTTATAAAATCCACAACCTTCACAGTTTTTAGTTCTTAAAGCCTTACAACTGTCTCCATTGTCTGCAAAACATTTATCCATTTACTTCACTCTCCTTTTTATGTTTTAAAAATTCATCTCCTAACATTTCTATCAATGGTTTATAATATTCATCTTCATCAACTTCTTTTATTTCTTTTGCTTCTCTACTAATCACTTTATTTGTAAACCTATCTATTTTCATAGATACTAAAGCTAATTTCATATTTAAATCCCCCTTATTATTAATTTTTAGGCTGATTTTCTTTGAGTTTCAAACAAATATTCAAAGCTTAAAGTTGGGAAATATTTATTTTTTATTTTAAAAGCTTCGTCAAGAGTAAAACTATATCTACCTTTTAGCTTATCTATTATAGTTGCATATCTAACATCCAATGATTTTGCCAAATCTTTTCTAGTTATTCCTCTTCTCACCATTTCAGCCTCTAAATTTTTATACATTTTTTTCAACTCCTTTCTAATACTCAATTTCGTAGGGTGTGATTTCATTATAAACTCAATTTCGTATTTTGTCAACGGTTTTTTAAAAGAAAAATTCAATATTTCGTATTTTTTATGTTTACAAAGGAATAATAATATAGTAATATATTATATACAGATACGATTTATCGTATATTAATTAAGGAGGGTTATAGTTGAGAAGAACTGAAATATTGAAAGGATTGATAAAAGATACAAGATTAAGCTTGAAAGCTTTTAGTGAAAAAGCTGGTATCCCTTATACAACATTAAGATCAATGCTAGAAAGAGGAATAGGAAACGCTTCTGTAGACAATGTCATAAAAATATGCAAGACATTAGGAATAACAATTGAAGAATTGGAAGAGATGGCTAATGAGGATAAAAAAGAAAAGCCCAAACCTAATACAGTTGCTGCTCATTTAGATGACATAGAACTTACAGAAGAAGAACAAGAACAATTAGATGATTATATACAATTTTTATTATCTAGAAGAAAGAAATAGATTTGCAAAAGGGGGAAAATACATATGACATACGAAAAACTACTTGGAGAAATAGAAAAAGAAGGTATAGAATTTTTTGAAAATAATCATATCCTTGGAATGAAGGGGTTATATGTAGACAATACTATAACCCTTAATACTAATATAGATACTGATATAGAAAGAAAGTGTGTTTTAGCTGAAGAATTAGGGCATCACTATACCTCATATGGAAATATAGTAGATCAGTCTAAAGTAGAAAATAGGAAGCAAGAAAGAAGAGCTAGGGCATGGGCTTATGATAAATTAATAGGTATTATAGGTATAATTAATTCTTATAAATATGGATGTAGGAACAAATATGAAATGGCTGAGTACTTAAATGTTACTGAAGAATTTATAGATGATGCTTTGAAATACTATAAGGAGAAATATGGATTATTATATGAAGTTGATAATTATATAGTGTATTTTGAGCCATTAGGGGTTCTAGAAAAATTAGAATAAAAAATTATTTCTTATATAAAAAAGGGAATTAACATGAAGTTTCTCATTTTACTAATATTAGTTATTATATTAGTAAATATAAAAAGAATTAAAAAAGATAATTATAGAATTAGAATAGACATAATCTATACTTAGAAAGGAGTACTTTTAATGATAAAGGCTGCTTCATATGCTAGATTCAGTTCAGATCATCAAAGAGAAGAATCTGTGGAAGCTCAACTATATGGCAATAAAAAATATGCTATGAAAAATAATATTATAATAGTAAAAGAATATATAGACAGAGCTATGACCGGGAGAACTGATAACAGAGAAGCCTTTCAAGCAATGATGAGTGATGCAAAGAAAGGTTATTTTGATATTATCATAGTTCATAAAGTGGATAGATTTGCTCGTAACAGATATGATTCTGCTGTATATAAACATAATCTAAAAAAGCATGGCGTTAAGGTTGTGTATTCTGCTCAAACTATAGATGATTCTCCAGAAGGAGTTTTAATGGAAGGTATGTTGGAATCTTTTGCAGAATATTATTCCCTTAACTTAGGTCAAGAAGTAATGAAAGGCCTGAAAGAAAATGCTAAAAAGGCACAATTCAATGGAGGTATACCCCCACTAGGTTATGATGTAAATAAATATAAAAAATATGTAATTAATGATAAAGAATCTTATATTGTAAAAGAAATATTTGACTTATATTTATCTGGCAAAGGATATAAACAAATAGCAAATATTTTAAATTCAAAAGGCTATAAAAATAAACGTGGAAAGCCCTTTGTTTTTAATTCAATTCCTAGTATACTTAAAAATAAGAAGTATATTGGAGTCTATGAATTTAATAAAACATCAAGGTCTTATGGTGATGATGGTAAAAGAAATGTAAAGAAATACAAAGACGAAAAAGACATAATTAGGCTCGAAAATGCAATTCCTAAGATAATACCTATGGAGGTGTTTAATATGGCTCAGGAAGAACTACAAAGAAGGGCAAAAGGGAGAGGGAAATCTAAAGCTCTTAGGGATTATTTTTTATCTGGAATAACAGTGTGTGGTAAGTGTAATAGAAAAATGACTGGACACTCCCAAAGAAGAATTAAGGGCGGAGAACCATATTTTTACTATAGATGCACTGGATGTAATAATTCTATAAGATGTGAAGTTATTGAGAAAAAGGTGCTAGATGAATTGAATGAGTTAATATTTTCTGATTTAGATAGTATATTAGATAAGATACACAAATACATATTAGAAAACCAGAAAAAAACTCCAAAGGAATTAAAATATCTACAAAATGAATTGGAAAAAACTAATGAAGAAATTGAAAACATTGTTAATCTAATTGTAAAAGGAGTGGGCTCATTAGAATTAGGTAAAAAATTAGAGCAATTAGAAGAGTATAGAGAAATGATCCAGGATAGAATTAATATAGTTAATGTAAAGGCAGCTGTTCCAGAATCGGAGTTAAGAGAATGGCTTTTAAACGTTAAAAAAGACTTGGATAAAGGAACTAATTTAAAAAAGATTGTTTCTTCATTTGTTAGAGAAATAAGAATATATGAGGAAACTTATGAAATAGATTTTTTTGTAAGAGCACCACAAAGTGGTGCGAATAGTTATAGGGTCGCTCCTTCGGCACCA